GCCTTTACCGCATCCAGCAGCTTCTTTTCATCATCATCAGTTGGAGTGCAATCCATAGACGGTTCTGTGCCGACTGTGAAAGCAGTTTGAATGTTCACTATATCCTGTTCCAATGGAATGGAGATACGGTTCACTGGTTCAGTCTTATACTTTGCTTCGATTTCATAGGTCTTACCAGTCTTTTCATCAAAAACTTTTTCCGCTTCCTTTTCAAGAACCTTTCTATCCGGGTACTTCTCTTTGTCAACCATGATTTCATGGCGTTCGGGATTCCAGTCGTCCCAAAGTTTACAACGGTCTGGAAGTTCAGTTTTTCTACCTTTCTTCAGGTAGTTTATCTTCTGCCCGATGTCTGGCAATGCCAATATTTCTTCAAGCGTTAATGGCATAATCTATATTTTTAGTGTGTGAATATTCCTGTTAAATCTTTCGGCTTCAAAATGCGTCCCAAAATATGTCCCAAGATATAATATCTAATAGGGTCTATACAGTGATTCCATGCGTCTACCGGTTCATTGATATAATGACCGTCCTTGTCTTTATCCCAAACATATTTACGGAGTTCCTCAATGATATGGTATGAACGTTCAGTAACGAATAGTTCCATCTCATGTATTTTATCAATGCCGGCTTTGATTGAACCGGGGAACTTATCTACTGGGTAGATATTTACACCTCGGTTCTTTATCTCTTGAATCAAACGAGGGTCGGCACTATCTCCGTAGACTTTCAGCCCCCACGGCTTCAATTTTTCGGCAATGGCATTTGTGAGCATTCCAGTTTCATAGAATAACTCATCAACATACAATCGGTTATCTACGATGCCACAACGAATACCTGTTGACGGGTCGTTGGTATAACCCCAGTCGGAAGCAAGAGCAACTTTCTTAGCATAAGCAGGGAACTCTTTCACGATGCCCCACTTCTTGAACACTGCACCTTCAGCAACATCAGCCCAGCGGCCGATAACCACATGAGCATATTTTTCGGGATTATTTACCTTCATATCCTCCACCTCTTTCAGAAACTCCGGGGAAAGATTCTCCAAGTTATCAAAATACGTGGTATGGATATGAAGTACATTCGGATGAGTGGAAATCTGAACCTGCACACCGTCAATCTCTACCAGCTTGTGAGTTTTCTCAATGTATTTCTTGTAGATGAAGTGATTGGAATCGCATGGGTTCATTATAATGATAATCCGGTTCTGAATACCCTTCTTGCGAATGGAGAGCATTATCTTGTCGAACTCATCTTCGCTTGTCCACTCTTCCGCTTCATCACAGACAAAGGTTGTAATGCCTTGGATAGATTTCAGTTTGGCTGTCTGGTTCCCGGAAGAAGTCTTGATACCCCGAAACATGATACGACTGCCGGTCATGCGGTTTACTATATCTGTCTTGGTAGTCTTAAAATATTTAGTTGTTCCGTCCAAATCTATCTTTTCCATCATCTCTGGAATAATAGACATACCAGCCGACACCATTGTGTAACGGGTATAAAGAATCTGATGGACTATTTTCTCTGTAGGAGTCATTTCAAATGTCAGCCGCTCAATGAAAGTAGAAGCATTGAAAGACTTTCCTGAGCCACGACCTCCAGTGATGAGAATGATAAATTTCTCGTCATCGGTGTATAACGGATGATATATCTCTTGGGGAACAATCATTTCAACTTGTCTTTAATCCACGAATCAATATTGATTCCGTGTTCAATATCTTTAGGTATATCGGCATCTTCATCTTGTCGGCGTTCAACCTTTCTCCATTCTTCATCATGATGGTATAACCAAACGGACATTGCCTGAAGGTTTGGAGCCAGTTCACTTTCACTTACCTGAAGTTCTTCTTCACCAGTCAAGTTGCCTTCTTGGTCTTTCAGTTTTCTTACCACGGTGCTTTTGGTTTTTATGCCACCGAGAGCCATTGCAAGGAATTTAGCCCTTACAGTGGCATTGATTGTCGCGCGCCCACGCGCTAAGACTTCGGATATTTCGGTGTACTCACTTTTCTTTTCGCAGAA